GAAATCATTGATGCAATACCAGCAGCAGTTTCTCCAGGAGGAGGAGCCGCCGAAAATGAAACCTGAGGAGGAATTTTATACCCATCGCCCCTATTGGTTACAGTAACAAATCTGACACCACCATTAAAAATAGTGGCCGTGGCAGATGCGGTTGCACCAATACCCAACATATTGTAAATTTCAGTATACCCTTCGTTTATTGTATTGTTATCAATGAAATCAATACCAGTCGCAATTGTTTCGTCTTGATATCTAAAGAGTTCACATTTTAGATTATAAACATAGGTTTTTTGTAGTTGATAAAAAGGAATTTCATGTTCAATAAATTTTATTTCAAACAATCTATCACCTAAAGGAAACCAAATTAAATCGCCTTCTTTTGGTCTGTCTGGTAATTTTATATTCGGGATATTTTTAATTAATGGTGTAATATAGGTTTCATATCTTTCTTTTGAGATAATAAGAGTAACGTCGGTACTGGGCTGAATACCAAATTTGCTTAAAAGAACTCCGGCACCCTCATAACCTTCATAAGTATCAATGTATGCTTCTAGTGGAAAAGCATTAGTAAATTTAGATTCAATTACTTCTCTTATGACTGTTCTTTTTGTGACGTACTCTCTTGGAAGATAATAAACATCTACACCATGGATTTGTATGGCCTCTTTTACTAGGTCATTTATGAGATTCTGTTCTGTAGTAGAGCCATTAAGAAAGAACGGATTTAACATAAATTATCCTATAAGATCGAAGCTTGGCATCTCGTATGATGAACTCATACGCTCCATAATCATATCAATTTCCTTTTGGGCATCATCATACATTTCCCGACCATTTAACTCAACCCCACCAGGAAGTTTTACTCCTCTAAACTTGATAAGATTCTGACCCCACTGCCTTTTGATAAGTGCCGTTAGATACTGTTTAAGAAAACTATCGTTCCAGACTTTTGTTGAATCTGATGGATCAAGAGCCCTATAACAATCAATAAGAAGAATGTTACCGGGAGAAACTGTTTTCCAATCAATATCAATATAAAGTTTAGTGTCTCTTTTATTAAACCTTACCATAATATCTGGACTCAAAATCCAGTCAAGATCCTCAAGATATCTTTTGACTGAAAAATAGGTCAGGATGTCTGTGGAGCCCCAATAATAAAGATCATTAAGTAGTAATTGATACTTGAAGTTAAACATACCATAACCAAGACTATTTCCACCAAATAGTTTGAAGATTTTATTAATACCGATTACGTGATCCGGGATTTCAATGTAATTAGAATTTTCTCGATATGTATAAGTTTTGGCAATACCGACTTTTGAAGAAACTCCTTCTCCGGTTTTGCCTCTGGCCCGGTCAATATCTTCTTGGGTTATCTCGTATTTTAAAAATGTCTGGGCCACACCATCAAAATGCCTTTCTTGAAAAAGTTGAATAGCATCATCAACCAGATCATCTATTTGTTCATCAGCCACGTTAATTTCTAAAACCGGGGCTCCGAGTTTTCTTTTACAATAATCGACTAGTTCTTGCCTTGAGGAGGGTTTTGCCATTGTTTTTAACTATTTAACAACTTTAAAATAAGTTCTTTTATTTCTTTAACATCGGTTTTAATTCCATCAACTTCTTGTTGAAGTTCTTCTAATTTTGCCTTTGAATTTATTTTTCTTATGTAACTATTTACATAATTTTTATACTCTGTTTCATCAGTATTGATTATTCCATTTGAATTAATGTCTCTCAAAAGATGATCATTATCTTTTACTTTTAAATAAGTCATATTTAAATCCTAGGTTTGACTGTTGCAATGGCCCTTAATTCTCTAATTAGAGGAGGGGTTGCCTGATTACTACTTGCACCCACAATTTTTATTGCAAATGCACTAAAATCGGGAAGATCATCAATTGAATACTCATAGTCCTTAAAGGCCCGGTCTGATGTTTCTTGAACAAAAGAATCTGCAGATCCATTATTCTTAGAAGGATCAATAACTCTCTTAATTCCTGAACCATCTACCCGATAATTAGAATAACCAGGGAATAGGTTAAATGAAGGCTCAGTATTGGATTCATCATCTCTAAAGATTTGATAAAGAACCCTGATGTCATTTAGATCATTTCGGCTTGCGCTAAGGATAACCTTAATAGCATTTGCAGGGATTTTTAGTCTTACTGGTTTTGATAGATATACAAGATTATGATTGTCGTTATTGAGACTTCTTACATTAGAGTCAAGGCTATAATCAGAGTCTTCACCAATTCCATTTGGATTATTAATTAGGTTAGAGTATAAAGTCACTGCGGCATTGACAGTATCGATAACCGGAGATACTCTTGAGTCAGTCGTGGTCATAAGCATTTCAAAGGTCAAAGACTTATTACCAGGAGAGGAAGTCATAAACCTTTCTTCATTAACCCTAGAGCAAATTAGTTTTGGCTCATTAAAATAGGTCTGAGTATCTAACGTGATATTTTCAAATCCTCTATCAACGAATGATTTTTCATTACCACCAACACTTGTTCCAGTAAAGGTTCTAATTTTAGTAGAAATATTGGTTTTTGCCGGAATAAGATTGGCGACATCAAGAGAAATTGATTCATATTGAATATTATTAGAAACAATTGTTCCAGAAATGCCTCCTTGGTAATGTTTTCTAAAATAAAGATTATTTTCTCTATTTGTCCCAATAACATTGTTCAGGAAATCAGTATCGGAAGTATCAATTTTTATAAAATAATTATTAAGATCAATTGGGAATCGACCAGTATTTGTAGGATCAACTTCAGCAAAATTATGAGTCTTATTGATTCTCCTTAGAGAAATTCCATTGAATTCGTACTTATAAACCCTAGTATTGTTTTGATATAAAATAGGAAGGGTGCCGTCAATACCTCTGGTTATTCCAGTAAACGTATTACCAGAAATACCAGTATAAGAAATAATTTCCTCACCGATTATTAAGTATCCAGGATTTGATCCACTTACAGTTAATCCTTCAAAAGTGTTAAAACCAGAAGTAGAAACAACAGAAATTGGAGTTGTTTGAGTAGAAGAAACCGCCGAAGATAGTCTTGTATTTAAATCATTATTTCCTGGCCTAAACTTACTAATGGTTACATAATTTTCAGAGGAATGCATACAATGATTTTGCTGATAAACCTTCATGTGAAGGCCATCATAATACTGATCCTCAGTTATTGAGGAAATTGTTACTCCAGATCCAACTGTTGTAGATACCCCAGAAGAGTTTACAAAGTTTACGGTTGTTATACCAACCGAGAAGGTTCCTTGAACCTCGTCTAGAACAAATGAATTGAGAGAACCAATATTGGTTACGGTCAGTTTACCGCCAAATCCGACTCCTTGCCCGATAGGCGGGACGACAAGAGAATCGCCTACCAGATAACCAGAACCACCATTTGTAATACTTACTGAATTTATTAGGTTGTTTGATACAACAATAGTAGCAATAGCTCCTATACCAAATCCTGTTTCGGTTTCTAGATTAACCCCAGTAAATGTTCCATCGGTATACCCAAAACCTACATTACTAATTGTTACACCGGCCCCAGCAACACTTCCGGCAATTCCGGTTAATACTGCACTTGCCGAGCCTTGTTGGATAGTTACACCAGGAGTAACATTTGGAGAATAACCAGTTGAACCAAGACCAACAATTATTTTCTTTGATAAGAATTCAAATTGATTTGGCCCAGTAACAGAAACTTTTTTGTTTCCAATATCTAATTTTGGATTGAAGAGTCTAACGATACCTTCATTAACAAAGTTTGCTCGGTTAATTTTATATTTTAGGTCTTCTAGTTGAGATGGGGTCCATACACTACCATTTTGGGATTTAAACATGCTCCCTAGGGTTGGTTGGCTAGAGACCTTAACCCCAGTGGTAATATCATTTTGACCCAATTGAGTTATAAAGACCCTATAATTAGGACTATTTGAAAGAAGAACTATCGCATACTCAGCCTGGGTGATGCTGGCAATAGGAGATTGTCTAACGGTTTGTTGTTTTGGACCCTGGAGGAAAACAGGGGAACTAAAAGTAAATTTAGTAGAAACCGATCCATCAACCGAAAGATTTACTTTATCTGGAGTAAGGGTTACCTCAGAGAATGGGACAACAACATTACTCGGAACCCCTGCAAGTAGTGGTCTGATTTGGAGAGTGACTGGGAGATTATTAGAATCTTTGGTCTCAAAGAAAACCTCAACAGAAGTCAAGAATACTCCAGTATCTTCAAAAACATAGAAAGACTGGGCCAGTGGATCATATGGTTGTTGAATATTAACTACACCAGGACTTATTTGTTGACTAATACTAGTTGTATTGGTCGTTACATTATTGATAGTGGTAGTATTAATGTTTCTAGGTGGAATAATTCTGATATTTCTAGTGGTCAAAATATTGGTTTCAGTAATATTTGTTATACCACTTGATGTAAATTCTGTTTCGGCGCTGCTTTCATTAATTCTAGAATCAGGTGAAAATTCAACTAGTCTAAGTTGATCTAGGTCAGAAGTATCGATTAGGGTAAAGGTATTTTCTCCATTTATCCATTTGGGATTTCCGACTACGTTTGGATCTGGGATATAAAAAGAACCAATTAGTCTACCACTATTATCAGATAAGAGTCTGATCAGCCTTACCCTTGCTACCGCGCCAGAAAAGGATCCAATCAGGCGCATTCCAGGAGAAATCTGACCATAAAAATCAGTTTCTGACTGAAGTTCTAATGATCTTGTATCAACATTTAAAACAGTAGAACTTTGTGAATAGTTTGATTCAAAAGCCGTTTGAGTATATGGATTAAATTCAAAAGTTTCATTAGGATTGTTGTGTGGTCCAACTTTATGGTTTGGAGTGCAGAGTCTAAATGATATTTTTTTATTAATAAAAGTAGGATCTGAAATAACTCTTTCCCCTACAGAGAAACTACCAGATATCATTTCAACTTCTAGAAGTTTAGGAACTATGTAGTCATCTGTTTTGACTCCCTGGAAGAATGAATAAAATCTGGTTCTTGGTTTTAGGCCAACCGCGTCAAATTCAATATTTCTACTTCTTAAGTATCTTACTGGTTCGGTATAATTTGATAAGGACGATGAATTGCTTACAGTTTCAACAATTGTCTCAGGAGTTACTGTAGTTACAGTATTTGTATTTGCTTGTGTACTTGTGGTTGAACTTTGTGTTTGTGATAAGTTTCCTGGAGTAAACTCTAAGAAACCGGCCTGGCCGGTTGTGGCAGTGGCCCTCATTCTTGTCAAAAATTGCCTAGCAACATCAGTTGGTACATATTGACTTAGGAGTGAAAGATCTCCTGTAGTCCAAATTATACCATCAATTCTAATCGTATTGCCATTAACAATTTCTAGGGTTCTCCTATTTCCTCGGCTACTTCTACCTATAACAAGCGCCCTACGGCTCTGGGTAGACTGTCCCCCAAGACCTATTTCGCCTCCGGCCGCGATTCTTCTCCTTGCATTTTCTAGCCAATCAAATGGTTGGATCCCACTTTGGGCATTGGGGGAATCTCTAAATACAGTCTGATTTTCCGTTACAGAATTTTGAATTAAGATATTAACATCTGGAAGGGGATCTTCGGCTGTTCTTACCTCATTAAAGCTATTTGTTGTTATGGCCCTCTCGTCAACCCATGTATCCAGTGGTGGATTCAAATTAAGAAGTCCAGACCAATATCTAACAAGGAATGCGGTAACGCTTTCTGTCTTGGTTGCTAGTAATTGTTGATCATAAACAACCTCATTATAATTAAGAGTTACTAGATCACCTGTTTTTTTGACACCATTTGAACCAAGATCTGTTACAAAACTTTGGTCTGAATTAGGGGAAAAAGTATTAGTAAAGTTTGAAATAGTCTCAGAACCAAGCTGAAGATCAACTGAGGTCGTGTAATGAAGAGGCCTCAACATCTTCTTCTGTTTATCAATAGATGCCTTGAAGTTGAAATTTTGCAGATCATGATATGCATGACTCTTAAAATCATCAACAAAGAAACCTGATTTAAATCTATTAAGACCAGTTTCTGCATCTGTTATATTAAAGTTTTCAGTCTTACTCTCTAGACTTGATAGAACAGTGAATTCTTCGACTCGATTAATCCTATCTTCTAATAAAGAAATATCATCCATTCGATATCTCTTATGTTGAGACATGTTGACTAGAATGTTTTTTATATCATAAACATAAGGTGGAATATTTACAATGGCAATATCAAAAGAATTTGATTTAAATTCTGGAAGTTGTGGAACATCATCCGGGGTTCCTTGGACTACCTCAAATTTACCATCCTGATCCAGAAATACTACATCGGTTCTAGGAACATAATAAGAATATGTTAGTAAAAGATTTTCATCAGGGACCATAACGTAATTTGAGTATTGCCCATCACCAGAGAAATTTCTTGAATTGAATTCAAAAGGAGACCTGGTTGTTAAGGTATAGGGGGCGACCCGTGGCCTTAGGTCAATATAATCCGATAGTCTTTCTTTATTAAAATAAGGAATATTGTGTTTATAATCTTCTGATCTATAGCTATTGACCGATACAAATTCTCCATCATCATTAGAATCTATAACGTAATTTTGGAATACAACGGTTAGTTTTCTGGTTGGCTCTGAAACATTTTTCTTTCTAATAATTCTAGAATAATCTAGAATAGAATCTCTTTGACCATCATCGAAAATAAAGTTTTGGGTCACATTGGCATCACCAAATGTTATACCAATAATATTGGCCTCGATATTGGATTCTTTTGATTTAATGACCTCATTTTCAGAGAAAGTTGAGGTATTGAGGTAAACATATTCAACCTTGTCGGAATCAATTCTATTAACAATTAGGCCAACTGCTCCAGAAGTTTTACCGACAATCTGCTCTCCGAGAAATAGATCCTGATTGCTATTGGTTGGGCCACTAAAAGAAGAAAATTGAAGTACAGGAAGATTTGGATTGCCCGTGCCGGATGATTCATAAACCGCAATGACTCTTAAAACATCAGGTACGTTTAGACTGATTTCTTCGTCTTGTACTCTAGTACCATAAACATTACTAAAAGTTAGACCGTCTTTTAAAGTGGTTGTTCCAATACCAGATGAGTTAAATTTTGAATTTTGAATAGTGAGTTTATTTGCCTTGTTCAGAATCTTGGTCTTGGAATTTGGTTTTATATTTTTTACTGTGGTTATAATAGTTGCGGTTGTTCCATTTGGCTGGGAAAGGTTGTTAAACTTAATTTGCTTACCAGTACTCCCAACAAATTGGAATTTATCTCTCCTTAATGGCTCAATACTTCCATTAGAATAGGAAATCAGGTACTTGTCTTCGTCAAAAGTGTCAAAAAATATGTCATCATCAGTTAATGATATTGAAATAGATCCAGCAGATATTGTTTGGTTTGTAAAAATTCTTCTTTGTTTTATTTCAGTGCTATCTAGACTTATGGATGATACGTTTGATCGATTTAGTCTAGTAAGCAGAGAGGAATCTTTTGAAAAAATATTTCCGGTAACTTTTACTAGGTTTGTTATGGTTAAATTAGATGCTGGTAATCTACCATCACATATTCCGGTTACAGTTGTTATTCCCGAAAGGGTAAAACTAGTTCCACCAGTTGCAACAGTATTAACCCTATTATAAATTATACTTTGAGCAGCCAGATTGGAATAAGATACAATATCATTTGGTTGTATTTTTCCTATAAAATTATTATCAATACTAGAGGTCACGGTGCTAATTCCACCAGAACCAGCCGTGATATTGAATTGACTGCCAGATGGGGTAATTAAAATTCTATTGTTTAAAATTACGTCCGCATTAAATGTTGAAACTCCAACAGTAGAAAAAATTGACTTTACATCAGCCGCAGAATAATCGGTCACACTTGCAATCAGTCTGCCATTAGAAATTCCGTTTATTGAAACTGGTTCATTTTGGGAAAATTCTCCAGATACCTGATAGAGAATAATATCCTTACTATTGGAAATGGACTGATACAAATAACCAGATGCGTTGCTCCTTTCACCTTTAATACGAGCCGGGATGGCCTGTGTGATCTCAGTAGTAAGAGTTACTCTTGAAAAAGTCTGAATATCAAATAGTCTTAAATCTAAAATGCTAGTGTCATTAACATAAGAAGATTCCGGGGTATAATCATAAACTCTTGCAACACCAATAGTTGTTCCGGCAGCAACGGTTGAATTGATTCCAATTCTGGAATCCATCAGGCTGATTGTTGCATCAGTCCCGAGACCAATATAAGGG